CACAGATCAGGCTTCATCATTCGTCACAGTATCAGTCAAGAAGTATGCTGGACAACAGCAATTCTCAGTTGAACTCTTTGACCGTTCATCACCATTGTTTATCACAGAATTGATGAACAACATGGCAGCACAGTACGCAAAGGCAACAGACCTAGCGGTTTACACAGCCCTTGCATCTGGAGCAACAGCAGACGCAACAACATTAACAACATACCCAACAGCAGCAGAATTGCTTGGTTTTGTATCACGCGGTGCAGCATCTGTTTACACAAACACACAGGGTTTTGCTCGCAACATCCTTGCTAACACTTCACAATGGGCAAACCTCATGACACTTAACGAGTCAGGTCGCCCAATCTACATGGCATCACAGCCATCAAACGCTGGCGGCGTAGTACGTCCAGACAGCATCCGCGGCAACGTGGCTGGTCTTGATCTCTATGTCTCTGCTAACGTCCCATCAGCAAATGACACAGACAAGGATGATTCAATCCTTATCATCAACCCAACTGCTTACACATGGTACGAGTCACCAACTTATCAGCTTCGTGCTGATGTAATTGCTTCAGGAGAAATCCTTGTTGCAATGTACGGATACGGCGCAATCGCAACCAAAATTGGTGCGGGCGCGTTCGGTATCAACAAGACTTAATTCACAAGTAATACCCTAAGTCGCTTGAGGGGGCTGCCAGAGCCCTTGCAGCTCCCTCAAGTCTTTAGAAAGGATAACAATGAGCATCACCACAGTTGCAGAACTTAAAGCGGCACTTGGCGTTGGAAGTTTATATTCCGATGCCGTAATTCAGTCCGTCTGTGATGCTGGAGATAATGTCTTGTTGCCTTTTCTATGGAAGAATCAACAGCCAATCGTTGCTCATGGCAATGTAGGCACAGTTGGCACTCTCTACTTTGATGAAGATATAAGAGAAATTTTTTACGTTGGTCAATCAGTAACTATTACTAATGCTGGAACTAAGTACAACGGCACTAAGACAATCACAACAGTTGGAATCAAAGAGTTTAGCGTTACTACAAGTCACACAAGCGATAATCCTCGCCACACAGTTGCCCCTTTTGGCACAGCCGCGGCAGAGACATACATCGATTACACAACTATTCCAGCCATTCAAGAAGCAAGCCTTATGGTCTGCGTGTCTATCTGGACTGCGCGACAGACTAACTCAGGCAACGGCATGAACCCAGACGGATCAATGGGTAATCTTTACTCAATGTCCTCGCAGCTTATTGCTCGCGTTCGCGGTTTGCTTGCACCTTATCTTGACCCTCGTTCTATGGTGGGCTGATGCCAGCGATAACTACCCTACGGTCTAGCATTGCGGCGGCTCTAGCCGATAACACTAAATATTCAGTATTCGCGTTTCCACCTGCCACGCCTATTGCTAACAGCCTAATTTTGACTCCAGCCGATCCCTACATTGTCCCAACTAACAACGATAGAACTTCTGTTGCGCCCATGGCTATGTTTCGTTTGCAGATACTTGTGCCTTTGCTGGATAACGCTGGCAACCTTGCTGGTATGGAAGATGACATTGTCAGAGTATTTCAATTACTAGATGCCTCAAGCATTGTCTTTAACGTAGGAAGCGTGAGCGCGCCAAGCGTCCTATCAATCGCTTCTGGAGATTTACTGGTCTGCGACATTGCAATCAGTACCCTAACGGAATGGAGCTAATCGATGGACGATTGGACAAAGGAGCAAGCCGACTTTCTAATCAAGATTGGTCAGCTTCCACCAGCAGCACAAGCACCAAAACCAACAACTAAGAAAGACGAGGAATAACCTAAATGGCAGTATTCATGAGCAACTTGGTAGGCGTAAAGGTTAATACCGTCGACTTATCAGACCACGTTACATCAGTAACACTCAACCGCAACTTTACAGAATTGGACGTCACCGCGATGGGCGATTCTGGGGTGAAGCGTGTAAAAGGTTTAGAGGATTCACAAATCCAAATCGACTTTTTGAACGACACAGCAACAGCTTCAGTCCTACAGACACTTCAGGCAGCATGGGGAACTAACGTAACAGTTGTTCTTCTACAGTCAAAGGGAACAGCAGTATCAGCGACTAACCCTCTCTATACTGCTACATGCCTTATCAACTCAACTACAGATATTAACGGCGCAGTTGGCGACCTCGGAACACAGAGTTTGTCTATGAACGTCTCTGGTACTGTAGCAGTTGCTACAACAGGTACTTTCTAACCAACTAAGTCAGGGGCTAAAAAATGGCAAAACTCAAAGTAACAAGGGCTGATGGACAGGTAAACGAGTACGAAATTACTCCGTTGCTTGAATATAGCTTTGAAATCTTTGCAAAGAAAGGCTTTCACAAAGCCTTGATTGAAGATCAGAAACAGTCAGATGTTTACTGGCTGTGCTGGGAAGCAATCCGTCGTTCAGGTGAAACGGTTAAACCCTTTGGGGAGCAGTTCTTAGAGACACTCAAGTCAGTTGAGGTCTTAGAGTCTGACCCTTTAGAGTAGATCGGAACTCCGTCACCTATCTCGCAGCTCGCTTGAGTTACGAGTATGGAGTTCCGTTTCAAACTATCGTCGAGTTATCGCCGATGGCTTTCAAGGCACACATAGAAGTCCTTAAGGACATAGCGAAGGAGCGCAGCGATGGCAGTCAAAATCGAAATACGCGGAAACGCTGACTATCGCAAGGCCATGCGCCGCTTTACTCCTGATTTAGAAAAGGCTTTAAAGAAACAAATATCAGCGGCTTTACGTCCAGTTGTAGCTGAAGCAAAAAGTTTCGTTCCTGCAATCTCTCCTATGCGTGGCTGGTCAGGTCGCTCATTTAGTGAAGGAAAATTCCCTACTTACAGCTCCTCAACAATTAAGGGTGGAATAACTTTTGCTACAACTCCAAGCAAAATTAACTCAGAGGGCTTTAGCTCGATGGCGAGAATTGAGAACAAAAGCCGAGTAGGTGCTATTTACGAAAGTGCTGGTCGTAATGGTGAGCAAGGACAGCCTTGGGTTGGCCCTAAAGCCGGAAGCAACAGCAACAGGGTTAGCAAGTCAAATAACCCTAAAGCAGGAGAACAATTTATTAAGAACTTGCCACCATTAGTTTCAAGCCTTAAAGGTCGAGGCCGTTTAATTTATCGTGCATGGGCTAAGAATCAAGGCAGAGCAGAAGGCGCAACGCTCAAAGCCATTGATACAGCCCTTACGCAATTTAGAGCCGAGATGCGCAAAAGCGTTACTAGGAAGGCAGCATAATGGCGGGGCAATTTAACGAGACTATTTCCATTGGGTCAAAGGCTGACACTAGAGGATTTAAAAAAGCTGAGACTGCCGCTGCTAAATTAACTAAGCAAGTAAAGTCTCTTGCTACAGCATTAGGAGTAGGACTTGGAACAGCAGCAATTGTTAGTTTTGGCAAGGCTTCGGTTAAGGCTTTTGCAGAAGATGAGAAGGCAGCCCTTTCTCTAGCAAGAACAGTTAAAAACCTTGGCCTTGAATTTGGCAATCAAGGAAAGTTGGTCAATGACTACATATCAAACTTGGAACAGCAGACTGGGGTTCTAGATGATGAACTTCGTCCTGCGCTGGATAGGTTGCTTAGATCAACATTGTCAATTGCTAAGGCTCAAGAGCTTCTAAATCTTGCTTTAGATATTGCAGCAGGTACAGGCAGAAGCGTTACTCAAGTTTCACAATCATTACAAAAGGCTTATTTAGGACAGACTCAGGCTCTTGGTCGCCTTGGCGTAGGATTAAGCAAAGCAGAATTAACCAGCTCCTCTTTTGAGAAAATACAAGAGCGCCTAACTTACCTCTTTGCAGGTCAAGCTAAAGATGCAGCAAATTCTTACGCAGGTCAGATAGCTCGCTTAGACATAGCAGCGAACAATGCTAAAGAGACAATTGGTAAAGGCTTAGTCGATGCCCTAATCTTGGCAACAGGTAAAGACAAAGACGTGCAAGACCTAGCTGACTCTATGGCTTCACTTGCTGAATACACAGCAGATACAGTTCGAGGTCTAGGAGTCTTGGCTTCTAAGTTACAAAGCATTGACAAAGTTGGTACTGGTGGACTTTTAGGCAAACTTCTCTCAGCTAACTTTAAGTATGGCTTGCTTGGGCAATTGGCTGAACTGGGAAATGATTCACAGCCAAGATCAAGAGCAGGACGCAGCTTCATGGGTGGCAGCGGCGGCTCGACTTCAGCAGATTTAATAGAAAAAAAGCGCCAAGCAGATTTAAAGAAACTTACCGATACACAGGTCAAGGCAACTAAGGCTCTTACCGCAGAACAAAAGAAACAGGCTGCACTCAAGAAAGCCGGTTCAATCTTTGACCTAGAGCAGGTTCAACTCATTGCTGCACTCAAAGGCAAGTTATCTGACGAGGATCGTAAACGCGTTGAACTTCAGTTTGCTTTGATTACTGGCAACACAGCAGAAGCAACTAAACTGACTGCTGAAATTGCTAAGGCTCAGGGACTCGGTAAAGACCTAGCAGGATACCTTGCAAGCCTTCCTGATGCTAAGAACCCTTTCACAGCATGGTCATCTTATCTTGACATGCTTGCAAAAAAAGCAGCTCTAGTTGCAAGTGCTACTGGTGCAACTCCTTCAGGTACAGATTTCATGAGTAGCGTGATAAATCAGTCAGCAGGTAGTGTCCCAGCGACTAACGTTGCAGTCGGAGCATTTCCTAGATCACAACCCGGAAACTTCCGCGCAGCAGAAGAAGCATCAAATAGAACAGGGCCAATTCAGGTTGTAGTTCAAATCGATGGAAAAGCAGTTGCATCATCATTACAGAATTCTTCTCTTTCAGGTATTGGATCATTCGTTGACCGAGTAAGCGGCGGTTAATCATGGCATTACCAGCAAGCATCTCGGTATCCTTCGACTTCTCATCGGGTGCGACATTCGGCTATCCGTTTACTATCGGAGATGCTAAGTACGGAGTTCTAGGTACTGGCACACTTGCAGGTTCTACCGTTCCCTTGCCAATCATTGACCTTACTCCGCAAGTCCGTAACATAACCATTGACCATGGGCGCAACGTCCAATCAGATACCTATGAAGCTGGCACAGCAGTCATCAGAATCATTGACCCTACTTCTCAATGGAATCCACAAAACACAAGTTCTGAGTTCTACCCTTACCTTGTACCGCTTCGCAAGATTCGTGTCTCAGCTACAACAGCCACAGCGCAGGAGTTCTTATTCTCAGGCTATACAACAGAGTACCGATACTTCTATGACCAAGCCGAGCAGATGGGCTATGTGGACATATACGCTGCCGATGCTTTCCGTTTGTTTAACTTGGCTCAGGTTGCAACAGTTGCAGATTCAGGTGCAGGACAGGCAACCGGCACACGCATTGGCAAGATACTAGATCAGGTGCAATTCCCTAACAGCATGAGAACCATCAGCACCGGCAATTCTTTATGTCAGGCTGACCCAGGAACACTTCGCACATCTCTAGCAGCAATCAAGAATGTAGAATTCTCTGAGCAAGGTGCGTTCTATATTGACGGCTCAGGTACAGCCATATTCAAGAGCCGCAATGAGGTTGCTTCATCTATCTCTGGAACTCCCATCGAGTTTAATCAGACCGGCGGTATCCCTTACCGTAACGTTGTCTTTACCTTTGATGACAAGCTCATTATTAACTCAGCAAGCATGCAGCGCATAGGCGGCACAGCGCAGGTCTATCAGAACGCAACAAGCATTGCCAAGTACTTCCCTCATCAGTACAGCGCACAGGACTTGGTCATTGATACTGATGCAAACGCTCTCAACATTGCTGCAACCTATGTGGCTACTAGAGCTGAGACGGTTATCAGAATCGATGCCATGACGGTTGATCTACTAGACCCAGCAGTTCCAACTGACACGATAATTGGCTTGGACTATTTTACAAATGTGAGAATATCCAATATCCAGCCTGACGGTTCTACTATTGTCAAGACCTTGCAGGTGCAGGGACTTAGGTGGGAAATCAGTCCAAACGCAATGCAATGCACAGTTACAACACTTGAACCCATCGTCGATGGGTTCGTATTGAATAGCGCAGAACGCGGTATAATTGGCGTGAGCGCAATGACTTACTAGGAGATATAAATGCCAACATTCCCAGCAACGACCGGTGATATCCTCACCGCTGCCATGTATAACGGGCTCATTGCCTTTACAATCGATGCAGACGCAACAGCAGACTACACAGCAGTAACTGACGATCAGTACCAAGTCTTAGTGCCAATGAACAAGGCAACAGCAGTTGCGTTTAAGATACCTACCAATGCCTCAGTAGCCTTCCCAGTAGGTACAGCAATCACAGTCCTTAACAAGGGTGCTGGACTCTGCACAATCAGCGCAGTCACATCAGGCACAACCACAGTTCTTTCAGCCGGTGCAACAGCGGCTTCTCCTACTTTGGCTCAATATAAGACAGCAGTTTGCATCAAGACTGCTACAGATGTTTGGTACGTTGCCGGTGGCATTGCATAATGATTGGTGCTATTACAGCAGGATTATTTGGCGGCGGCGCAGTTTTATCTGTAACCGGCGGCACTCTTTTTACTTCCGGCGGTTTTAACTATCGAGTTTTTACAGCAAACGGAAATCTTGTAGTTTCTAACGGCATATTGACAGCAGACGTTTTAGTGGTAGCTGGCGGCGGCGGCGGTGGTTCTGCTTATGTATCCGGCGGCGGTGGCGCAGGTGGCGCTCGTGCGTTTGCAAGTCAAACATTTACAGCCGGAACTTATAGTTGCATTGTTGGCGGTGGTGGCACGGGTGGTCAAGGTTCACCTGCTCCTCTTGCTGGTTTAGCTGGAAGTGTAGGAGTTGCTTCTTCAATCAATTCTCTAGCGGCATCCGGCGGCGGCGGTGGTGCGTCTATTCAAACCACAACAATCGGACAAAGCTCAACTACGGGCGGTTCAGGCGGCGGTGGATCATATAATTTAGGATTTACTGCTGGAGCTGCTGGTAATTCAGGCGGCTATTCTCCAGTTGAAGGTTATGCAGGTGCTAATGGCGCTGCCGGTGCATCAGAACGAGGCGGCGGTGGCGGCGGTTCAAGTGCTGCTGGTAGTTCACAAAATGGTGGTAACGGTTCAAGTGTCTATAACAGTATTGATTTTTCTACTTGGTTGAGTGCAACCTCTACTGGAGTAGGTGGGAAAATTGCCGGTGGCGGTGGCGCAAGTGTATTTAATGGCGGTGTTAGAGGAACTGGCGGAACTGGCGGCGGTGGTACAGGTGGAGACATTACAGTTATCAATGCAACTAGCGGAACAGTAAATACTGGTTCAGGCGGCGGTGGCGCAGAACGTTTCGGAACTTACGTTGGTGGCAATGGTGGGTCTGGTCTCGTTATTGTGAGGTATGCCGCATGAGTCATTGGGCAGAATTAGATTCTGATAATAAAGTCATTCGCGTAACTGTTGGAGATAACAACGACCCAGCAGGTGACGAAGGCTATCAATGGCTTATTGACAATATTGGCGGCACTTGGGTAAAGACTTCATACAACGGAACTATTAGATATAACTATGCAGGAGTTGGTTATACATACGACCCAATAGATGATGCGTTTATTGCACCAATGCCTGAATGTGGTCATGACACTTTATTGTTAAACGCTCAAAAGCGATGGGAGTGTGCAGATTGTGAAGCCATTGCTCTGCAAAGCTGGACAACAGCTTAGACTCCAGATTGATGATACTTACCCAAGTAGAGATAAGACCTCAGACGGCTGGCTTGGCGACTACCGTCATTCAACACGTCCTTCTCAGCACAATCCTAATCAACAAGGTATCGTCACAGCCCTTGATGTTGACAGGGATTTATCTGGAAAGAAAAAGCCTGACCTCATGCCTGACCTTGCGGATCAGATTCGACTCTGCGCAAAGTCTGACAAGAGAATTAGTTACATCATATTCGCAGGAAAGATTGCTTCCCCTCGCATGGGGTGGCGCTGGCGTAAGTATTCTGGAATCAATCCGCATGACCATCATTGCCATATCTCTTTCACTAAGAAGGGCGATGCAGATGGCTCGTTCTTTAATATCCCAATGATAGGCGGCACACAATGAACATGAAGAACCCAGCAATACTTACAGCAGGTGCTTTCTTAGCAGCTTGGGGTGCGTCTAACTTTGCACTTGATTATCGCTCTGTTCTTTGGGCAGTCTTAGCTGGCGTATTCGGTTACGCAACTCCTAAGCGATGAACTCGGTTGACCTCGCAGCTTGGGCTGTAGGAGTAATCACAGTCCTTGGTGGCGTGGCAACTTACACACAGTTCATGATTAAGCATTACCTCACAGAACTTAAGCCCAATGGCGGTTCAAGTATTAAGGATCAAGTCAATCGTTTAGAAACGCGTGTCGATACAATAATCGAGATGTTAGGTAAGTAACACTTATCCTATGGCAAGAACCAAGAAGGTCATAGACCTTGATGCGTATTCAGCTTTAGACCAATACTGTATTGCTTTGCACGTTTATTACACAAGCCTTCGCAAAGCCGGATTCTCTACAGACATGGCATTTTGGTTGCTTTTAGATCGTGAGTCTTATCCTGATTGGATTTTGCCAGTTAAGCCACTCGAAAAGATAGGCGACAACGACTATGACGAGGACGACGATTAAGAAAATCGTAATACTTTCGGACTTACAAGTCCCATTCGAGGATGAGCACGTCACTCGAAACATTGCAAAGTTTCTGACAACCTTCAAGCCTGACCAGACCGTCACCATAGGCGATGAGATT